GTCTGCAAAGTTAGCAATGATAAAGTCTGAAAAAGAAGAAGGCATATTAGTGAATGCACTAACTCCTAATTCTGCTGATTCCCATGAATCTACAAATTGTTTAGTACAAAACTTAGTGTTTACTTGAAACTCCTCAGTTTGTAATACTCTTTCTGTAATTGCTACAGTTCCTTGATCATCAAAATCACATGTTGAATTTTTAATAAGACCTGATGTAGCTACCTTTTGTATAACACTCTTGTGTTGTACATTTGGCATAACAGTTACACCACCATTCTCTAGTGTAGTTCCTGAAAGTAATGCACTGGCTATATATTTTTTTGCGCTAGCACCACTATAGCTTGTTGTTATTGTTGGTTTACTCATTTTTTTTGAATTTTAAAATTTATATTATTTACTTAATTTTTTGATAATTCTATCAAGACTTGTTTCAACTCTATTTGATGAGATTTGAAATTCCATCTCTTTAGATTTTGACTCAGGACTATGTGTTATTGGCTGTGCTGCAGGTTCTGCTGACAATTCAGTTTCTAACTTTTCAATTTCCTCTTTTTGAGATCCTAAAACTTCAGATAGATTTGTTTTCATTTCCTCTACCATTGATTTTAGTTCATTGAATTCTTCTTTTGATGGATAATCTGTAGCTAAATCTTCAGCCTTAACATCTTCTTTAGATGTTTCAACTTCTTCTTCAACTTCTTCTGTAGCTTCAGAGATACTGTCAATAAGACCTTCTTCTTTAACTACAACTGATCTTCCATCTTCTAAAGTATATTCACCTATTGGCATTGGAACTCTATCATCTTCTGTGACAATAAAGACTTCCTTACCACCTTCAAATGATTCTGCCTCTATAACAGTACCATTTTCTAGATTCATAGTAGCTAGTGTAACTTCTTCAGCTTTCACTTCTACTTCTTTTACTTCTTTTGACAACTCCATGCCTAAGATGTTTTTGATTTTACTAATTGTATCAGTTGCTTTCATGACTATATAATTATATTGATTTAAAAATTTATATTTTTGGTTTAAGTTTCTGTCTTACCAACTCCTTGTCCCCATATTGTACCATCACAGCATTCTATCCTATAATTGTTATCATCACAAAGACAACCTTTTGTAGATCTTATAGGACTAGTATATGATGGTGTTGGATTTTTTCTCTTTTTTTTACTCATCTTCCTTGTTGATTATAAGGTTTTACATAATTAGTAGCACCTTTATTCTTTGATGTCTTAGATTTAGCATGAACTCCCTTTCTTCTAACCTTCTTTTTTTCTAAAGTTGTTGAACTTATAAACTTACTCCTTGCCATTATCTATTAATTGGTACACAATTAGGAACTCTCTTACCATTCTTTATTTTAGTTCCATACATTTCATATCCTGATTGACATGGTTTCTTTAATTCATGCACTTCACAAGGCATGTACCATTCTTTACCTTCAATCTCATGCATATGATAACCCTCACATCCTATGTTCATAGCCATTTCTTCAGCTTTTTCTATGGAAGAATATGCTAATCTATCATCTATGATTGCAAAGTTATCATCAACTACTACAGTTTCAAGTTCTAACTCTCCTAATTCTCTTAGTTTGTTTCTACTCCAACCTAAAGCAGCTAACCCACCCCATAACAAGTATGATATATTAGCACATGCTTCACTATCATTCTCATTCTTTCTGTATTGATCTTCAGCTCTAGATAAATAGCTATACATTCTTTTAATTGTTTCTACAGAGATGTTCTTCTTTTGTGCTAATTGTGTTGCTCTGATCTTACCAACATCTGTTGCACATTTATTCTTTATTTTTTTATTGAGTTCAATCCCTCTTTCAGCATTATTTGCCACTCCATCAGGATAATCATTAAAGCTCTCTAATGCAACTTCTTTGTCCTCTATAACATTCTCTATTTCTGATAACAGAAACTCTGCCTCAAGGTGTTCTAATTCACTTAGAAAGTCATTCATCTTCTCTTTAGGTCTTTCAGCTTTATCAGCAAAATAGCCTTCTATTGAGAAACCTTTAACTACTCCTTCTTTTACATAGTTTTTCCATACATCATCAGAATCTACTCTAATTGCTCCCATCCATGTACCTACTGGAACTTCTTTAGTATTTTCATACAATCTACTCTTATCATACACTTCATCCTGAACTATCCAACTCTCTACAAGTGTTAATCCTTTTAAACTGTATTCATGTTCTAAACTTGCATTGTGTTGATTGCCTTGTTTAAGATACATCTGTGATGCCTTCTCTACAGTTTCATTAGAGAAGTATATGTAATAATCTTCATCTTCTCCTTTTCTTAAAATTGGTTTATTAGGAATTAATACAGCACCTAGTAGTATTCTTTTATCTTTTGATACTTCTGCTAATCTAATTTGCTCATCTTTTAATGCAACAAAATTTGACTGTATTGCAGGATTCTCTACAATAGAAATTGCATCAACTCCATTGTATTCAGTTTCCTCATCTAATATTAATTCTATAATCTTCATATTATTATAATCTTTTATTTTATTTATTTATTAAATTCCTGCAACCATTACTCTGTTTCTTGCAAGTTCTTGAGCTGTTGTAACTTCTTCTGCAACTACAAATGCTTGAATTGGTTCATTTTGTTTTTCTCCTATTGCTGATGCTAATTGATTAATTGGTGATGCACCTACTACATTAAAATCAGGAGCTTGTATTTGAGGTACTGGAGCTTGTCCTCCTCCACCTGCTGAAATACCACCAACACTTAGAACAGGTATTTGAGTTTGTTTTATTGCTTTAATTTGTGCAAACCCAGTAGCTAATACAGTAGCAACTCCTGCTATCTTAGTAGCTAATGTACCTTCAGATTCTAAAACATCAGCAGCACCTGCATATGTAGATATTAATGCATTTGCTATACTTAATGCTTTTGCTGCATTTGAACCCTCAGTAGCAAAACCTAAACCTAATGCTGTAAACTTTAAAATAGTATCTGCTTTAAATTTTTCCCCAGTTTCAGTTATAGCTGTTGTATCATCTTCACTCTTTTTTGTAATCTCTGCAATAGCTGCAGCTTTAGCTTCTTCTAAACCTAATACATCACCATCATACTTTTTAGCTTGTTCTATTAAAGCATCATATCTTTCCTGAGCTTTAGTAACTAATAATGCTGTTTTTTCTTCTTCACTAATAGCTAATGCCTCTCTTTGTGCTAATGTGAATGCAGCTTCATCATCAAGTTCTTTTTGTTTATCTGCAGCAGCCTTATCTTGATCAGCTTTCTTTAATGCTTTCTCCTCATTATTAAGAGCTATAATTTGACCAGTTACTTCTTTTTGTTTTGTAAGTCTTGCAGTTTCTAATGTTATTAGCTCTGCTTTTAATTGTGCCTCTAGTTCTAAATCTTCTTTAGTAGAACCTGAAAGTTTGTTTTCTTCCTGAATTACATTTAATCTAATTCTAGCTAATGCTATTTCTTTATTTGTAATTTCTTCTTCTAATGTACTAGCCTCTTTAAGAAATCCTATTCTTTGTTCAGTTGTGAAATTTTCTCTATCTACTGCCTTTTCTAATAAGTCTGCTCTCTCTCTATCTGCTTTAGCTCTATCAACTATTAATTGTCTTTGAATCTTATCTCCTCTAGCTGTTGCATCTGCTAACTTAGAAACAATAGCAATTTCCCTTTTAGTTTCTTCTCCAAAATTCTTTACAGCATCAGTAGCTTCTTTGAAACTTTCTTTAACTCCATTCATAGCCTTTTCAGCTCCTTCAGTATCACCTCTAAATTTAGCTCCTAAATATTTACCAACTCCTAAAATTGCATTTCCAAAACTTGTCATGATGTCTGTAACATTCCCTACAACTACACCAATTTGTTTTGTGATTTTTATAAATTTATTTTGTCCTTCTTCTGAACTTGTGAAGGCTGCTGCAACTGCTGCTATTCCTGCAATTAGTAATCCTATTCCTGCAGCTTTAATTGCTTTACCAAATGTATTAATGCTTTTTATAGCACCAATAATAGCTTTTTTAGCATTATTAAAGCCTGAAACTAAGCCACCAGTTGCTTTGTCAGCAGCTCCATCTAACTCATCCATGTTTGTTTCTACCTGCTTGACTTCTTGAGCAGTTTCTTCAATAGCTTGATTAGCCTCTGTATTATCTACTTGAAAAAGTAACTGTATTTTCTTTATAACACTCATTTGTTTTTATTTATTTCCCAGTTAGCCATCCTTTTAGCAATCTTTAAGCCTTTTTTCCAGTTATCAGGTAGATATTTAGAACCTTGTGCAAACTTTATATTGTCAGTTTCACCATTTACTATCTGTAGTAAGTCTATAATGTTCTTTAACATGCTACTTATATAATACTTAATTGAGATTTTTTTAATAATTTTTGATATTCTTTGTAATCATCTGATCCATTCCAATTATTCTCTCTCCACCATGATGTTACTATGTACTTTGTACCTTCTTTTACATCTTCACCTGAATGCAACTTATACTCATCAGGTTTCCCCATGTGTAAATTATTCCAAATGACAGCTTTGTACTTTTTTGGCTGTATTTCTTTTTTAAGATGTCTAAAATTTGTAGTACCTCCAGTAAAATCATCATTTAAATACAACATAAATGTATATGTTCTGTTTCCTGATGCTAAACAATTCATATCATAGTGTTCTCCTATAAAGTAATCAGGATGCTCTCTAAAGTATTGACCTTTTTCATATCTCTGACCTTGTAATACTTCTCCTTTATTAAAAGGCACACCTAAATATTTGGCAATTCTTTGGTGAATCTTTTTAATAGTAGGATTTTTACTGTCTAATGTTGCTGAGTATGATGTTCTAGCAGTATCTAATTTACTATATTGATTTTTAGAACCTGCAACTGTAGATTTATGTGCAAACTTATCTATTAAATATATTAAGTGATCTGCTTCAGCTTTGTTTATAAAATTTTCTACTTCTTTAATCATTCTTTTTATTTTATTGTGACTGACAACTGTTAGTATATGGACCTTGTAGGTTAGTACCTGACCAATAATAATAGTTCCCTGCAGGTTGGTCTGCAAAATACCTAGCAACATTTAATACAGTATTACAAGATGAATTTGTGTAAACAGTATTTGCTTGTTCTATTGTATTTGCATCTATATAAACAGTTCTAGGTGTAGTTTGGTTACATAAATCAGGAGCTGTTGATGCATAAAATAAGCTCTGACTTCCACATATTGGAGTAGGTGGAGGTGTAGCAGGAGGAGTAGGAGGAGTAGGTGCATTCTCATTACACTCTATACAGTTTTCTCCTGCTGTAGTAGCAGTTGAAAATATAGTGAAGTTTGTTATGTCTTGTGGGTTTACAGCATTTTCTAAATTAGTAACCCATCTCAAACATTCATAACCAGTTGTACCACCCCTTTGTATAACCCACCATGATGATATTTGTAGTGTTTGACTTACAACATATAAAATTTGACCATTAGGATCATCACAAGTAATAAACTGTGCATAGTATGGACCTTGTGGTGCAACTGGTGGTGTAGGTGGTGGAGTTGTAGGACAACTTGTAAATGAAGTAGGACTCATAGGTCCAGCATTGTTTCCTGATGTTACCAATCCTACTACTTTATATGTAGTTCCACCATTACCAAAAGATACAATATCATTTGTGTTAAAAGTAATCTGTGTGTTATCTTGCTGTGATCTCCAACCAGTTGTGCCATCATCACATTTTTGTAATGAATAATAGTTTACAACTGGAGGTGTTGTTGGACATCCAGTAGCACCTGTGTCTGTTACAGTACCTACATTAGCAGTTGAGTTTGTAGTACCTACAACTATATAAAAAATTCCATTAGAATCTTGAACTCTTGTACCATTAGGATCATTTTCAACTAGATTTGGCAGCTCTACAGTTGTATTACCACTTCTATAACCACCTTGTAAAGTTCCACATTGTTTTAAAGACCAGTATAAAGGACATGCTGTTAATGTTGATTTTGTTACAGATCCCACACTAGTTCCTGATTGAGTAGTTCCTGTTACCTCATATATCTGACTAGGTGTAGCAGTTTCAAAAACAAAATCTCCTACTGCTAAAGCACTTAACTGTTCAGTTGTTTGTGCTGATATAAAACCTGTATTGTTTGTAGAACATTGTTTAAGCTCCCAATAATATATATCATTTGGTTGAATAGTAGTTGGACATCCAGTTGCACTTAAACTAACTACAGAGATTACACCACTTGAAAAATTATTAGGTGTATCTGTATTACCATAAACAATATAAACCTCTCCATCAGGACCTTGCACTCTAGAACCATTAACAGGGTCTTCTGTCATACCAGTTAATTCAGCAGTAGTTTGTTCTGAAACATATCCACCTACTGATGTTGTACATTTTTGCATTAACCAATAAAAATCTGTAGGAGTAGGAGTTGCAGTAGGACAACCATTACTACCTAAATCTACTAATGCAGCTACAATACCATTTGTGTTAGTAGTAGTCCCTATAACTGTATATATAAATCCATTTGCATCTTGCACCCTTGAACCAGTTTGTCCATTAGCATCAATATCTAAATCAATTTGGTCTGTAGTTTCAGGTGATACATAGCCAGTTTGATTATTAGAACACAATTTTAAAGAGTATCTTATTGGATCAGGTGTGCCTCCTCCTGAAGGACATGTACAAGTAGATAAAGCTCCTATATTAATTGAACCAGTTGTATTACTTGTTGCTGCTACATAATAACATGTACCATTATATGTTCTTTCAGTTCCTGCTAAATTAGATAAATTAGAAAACCCATAATGTTGTATTGAGCTTGTGTTAGAACAAGAGTTTAAAGTATAGTAATAAACTGGACAAGTACAAGTAGGCAAACTACTCACATCTATAGTTCCAGTATTTGTTGTTGATGCAATGTTGTAACATGTATTATTATATGTTCTGCTCCCACTTAGTCCTGCTGTTGCACTAAAACCATATAAAACAGTTCCAGTTCCATCACATCTTGTTAAACTATAATAATATGTTGTTGGACCTTGTGTACAATTATATACTTTAGGACTAAAAGCTGATACAGTTTTTGCTGATACTACAGTTGGTTGTCCTGATGTATTGTTTACAATAGTTGAAGTTGTTGTATTACTATTAATAATCACATATGCAACATTATTAGAATCTTCTACTTTTTCTGTTATAGCATATGTAGGATTTGTTACTGCTGTTGATGTTCTAAAAGTACTCTCATTATCTGAACACCTCTTTAAACCATAATATAATGTAGGAGGAGTAGTTGATTCAGGACATCCTGAGAATCCAGTATCACTAACTGTTTTTGCTGTGTAAGTTCCTGGTCCTATATTTCCTTTAACAATATAAAAGTTTCCACCTTCTGTTAGCCTTCTATTATTTACAAAATTAAAATTTGCTATTGTAGAAGATGATTCATAAAAAGTTCCTGAGTTAGCACAATCCTCAAAGTAAAGCACATTAGTTTCAGGAGTTCCTTCAGGTTGAGTTGTATCACCACCTCCAGTATCAGGATTAATGCTAGGTATTACATCAACTGTTTCATTTAACAACTGCATTTGACTCTCACCACTTAATAGATTTGTTGTTATACTGTTTATTTTATAAGACTCATTGTTAATGGTTACACTATCTGCTAAACTGTAATTTAAAATAAACTTTTTTGGTAATCTTGCATTTAGTCTTGTTAGTCTTTTAGATCTATTAAATACTGATTGAATATAAAACCTATAATATTTTAAGAATAATGTTTGATCAAAAGCAGTACTATTAGTAAACTCATTTAACTCTAAATTAAAATGTATGTTTTCTTTATTTACTTCAGGTTGAATACTTACTGAATTGCTTGGCATCCAAAATTCACCAAAGTCATTTATTCCTCCAGTTCCAGTTTTCTGTTCTAGAAATCTTATATCATTAGCTGATTGTTGAAATATTGGAATAAACAAAACTGCATCTTCAAAGTAAGGTTCTCCATTTTCATTAGCCATCCATCCTACTTGTACTTCTGTTTCATTACTACCATTTAATAGTTTTTCATATTTTAAATGTGCAAATGGCAGCTCTACATTAAATACCTTGTTATTACTATCTAGTAATTCACTATTGTTGTATTTCAATGAACCCCAATCTGATCCACTTAGCTGACTGTGTTGTTTTGCTAACCTTGTATCTGTGTCTTTATATTTAAAAATAATTTCTTCATATGGCAATGCTTTATCTATTTCACTAGAACTTGGATCAACAAATTCTGTAATGTCTCTAATAGAACCTGAATTGTAAAACTCCTCTAAAGTTTTTACATGTATAATTCCATCTTTTTCAAAGGCTGTTAGATTAAACATTTTAAACAATCCACTAATAAAATCTATTGTTTTTAGAGATGGTAGATGGTCTTTAATTATAAATTCTTTTTCAAGAGGTATAATTACATTTGTAAGTTGATGGCTAGAGCTGTTACCACTTGAATCACTTGCTTGAAAAGTAAAATTAGATAATTGAAAAGCTGTAGTAGTTTCAATTTCTATTGTATAACCTGCTGATGTGTTATACATAAACACAGTAAATGAGCCAGTTGTATTAGTTCCTCCAGTAAAGTTTTGTGAAAATACTTCTGATGTGCCACCCCTTCTTACTCTAATTGTAAAATCAGGATATGCTGAGGTAGCTTGAAAACTAAACACACCAGTTATAAAATCTCTTTCAGGTAACCCTTGAATGTAAATTGCATTAAATGTAACTGCTAGTTTATTATTTAATGCTTGTGCTGTGCTAAACCCTGATACTTGTTTTAGAGCTGTCCCCATATCTTCAAACTGCCTACCCTCTGTATTTTGACAAAGCATATAGAGTTTTTTATAACCCTCTGGACCATTTGTTAAACTAAAGAAATCATCACTAAATCTGATTGATGTATATTGATTTTGTATTGCTCTTACAATTAAGTGAACTGGAATAGCATAAGTTAAATCTTCAAAATACACCCCATGTACATCTGCAGCAGTTTCTGATCCTGCATTAGTTGGTGCTAAGTTTCCTCCTAGCTCTAAATTTTCTGAACCATCTGCATTCTGATATGGAACTGTTATACCTCCATCCATATATAATCTAGCTGAGTTAGATATTAAAGGACAGATAACTGATTTGTAATAAGTTACATTAGTTCCTAAATCATCTACTGTGACACCTGATGTACCTCCCAAACCATCCTCTGTAGTTAAAAGATTTAATACTTGTGATGCACTATATGTAGTATTAAAATTGTCTAGCCAGTTTAATGAGTTGATTTCATCTTCTCTTAGTGTGTCCTTTAATGTAACTGTATTACCAAAAAAGGTAACCTTGTATGATTTAGGTTGATTGTTTTCTATTGATACTCCTTCTAATCTTAAAAGTCCTTCTTTAAATGGTATTGTATTTAACTCTATTCTAGCAGGAACTTTCTTTCTAGCATCAAATGATGTACCAGTTGCTAAATTAAATCTATAATAATGTTTGAATATTTTGTTGTTTTCTTTTGATGCAGGTAAGTTAAAAGGTTTTGAGAAGTCTGTAAACACTTTAGAAACATCCCTAACATCTTGAATTGTTTGATTAAGGCTTAGACTTTCATCTTCAAATATTTCTACTCTCTGATTATTAATGTATAATTCATATCCACTCATTATCTCACATTGTTTAAGATGTCATATGCAAATTCAAAATCTAAACTATAATTGACAAGTTTATTGTTTATCTGTGTTTTCTTTTCTAAAGAATTAGTTACAACATTTATTGGAGAAACTACTGATCCTATTTGTACCCAAACTAATTCAGATAGCATTATTTGTTTTATAGGTTCAAATTGTCCCTCATCTACATAACCAGTATTCATTCTGATTGTTTCAGATCCTTGTTTGTTGTATTGTAATTTTTGATGATCTAAAGGTGAATATGTTGATCCTGAAATTATAGTTGATTTGTAACTCTTTTGATTTGTACTTAAAGACTGAACATTCTTCTTATTAAAATAATACTCTTGTAAAGCTCCAAACTTATTTAAGAATATAACTTTTAAAATATTGTAAACTGGTTCACATATCCTTCTAACAGTTATTGGAAGTCCTGCTATTGTCTGAGTTCCTCCATCTGCTAATGTATCAGGAATTGTTGTATAAGTTACACCATTAGATGATTCAGATGGGACATATGCAGCTCCAGTTTCAGGAAGATACATTGTAGTGTTTGATTGTAATAGTTGTCCTGCAACTAATTGCTTGTTAGAACCTTCATTAAATTCACTATAAGCATCAAATCCATATATATTATGTTCAATTAATTGACTAGAACTTTGTGCTGCAATAGCTCTTTGTTCTTTAGTTCCAGTAAAAAAGTTAATATCAATTTCTGCTGTAATTACTAGACTGTTTTTTGTAGTTGTGCTATATGGAAATACACCATCCCATGTAACATCTAAATAGTCTTTTATCAATTCTGACACCTCAAAGACTACATTGTTAGAGTTTGTGTTTTTTGAAATAACATATTGATTAACACTATTTATTTTAATTGAAAGGTCTGCTGAACCTGATGCTGATTGTGATGTTTCATTTAAGAAAAAAGGTGATCTAAGTCTTACTAAGTAATTTGCCATGTTATTTGTTTGTTGTATAGTCTAAAAATGATTCTACATCAAGAGCATACTTATCTATTAATTCTTGAGGTAGTTTTTTGTAAGCTGATTCAAATGCATCACTAAACCAGTATGATGGTTTCTTACCATACATAAAAATAGATCTAGCTATTAGGA